GCACTGCCCAGTTTGGCGGCCATCAATGCTTTTTCAATTGTTTTTTCTTTGTGTATGCGACTGTCCGAACTTTCTAGATCACGTATCCAGCCTGCGGCCATCGTGTGGTCGAACCTTTCGTTTGAGAAGTCAGTTTCATTCATATATTTAAGTGGTTACCATGAAGAGTTATAAAACACTTTAAGTCCCAAGAACAATTCTGCTCGGGCCCGTTTAACGAATGCAAGATCCGTTTCTTTATAATGCTCGTCTGCATCATTGCCAAAAAAGAATCCGTTGGTTTGGGGCAAGTTGTTGTTGACAACATCCTGTTCAAGTTCGTCTATGTCCTGCCAGTCAAGTTCTAGCTCAATGCCGTTAAAGGTATGGTCTTCGGGTGATCGACCTTCGGCCTGCATTTTGTATCGCCACAACTGTTCCATCCAGCCATGCAGGTTAGGATGTTTACGCCAATAGGCAATTTCACGCTGGCCAGTTTCGTAATCTGCTTCTGCCTTGGCGGCTGTGTATGCATACATGTCCAGACCCATCACTTCACTCCTTGCTGATGTTTAAATTCACGTTTGAGCCAAAATTTATATCGATTAAAATATTCTTGTGCGGTGAGTTGTGGTTCAAGCCCGTAACTGATTAGTTCGTCAACGTGCTCGTACCACTTTTCTCTGCACCAAGAACGGAAGTTCATACAATCTCCGTTACTGTATAACTAAAACAAGTATAACCAACATCATACGAACGACCGTATCCGTAAAATCCTTTGCCCTCAAAGGTCAACCGGGCTGTGCCAGCCTTGGCCATTTTCATAGCCAGGCGTAACCATGGTCCACCCTTAGAGGTTCTAGTGACACGGCCATCGGCAGTTTCTCTCACTATGACGTTGAATGTAAAACTACGTGGTGTTATCATGCTGTTGCCATCTGGCCTTCAACAATCTCTAACATATTGGCCGGTATTTTCCACAAGCCACCGTCTCTGTCATTGCGGACTGTGACATACTTGATGGCAATCTTTTTCACTGTGCCTGTGGCACCTGCAGGATTCTTGGAACTGACCCAACGCACTCGAACACCCACGTCCAGGTTGCGTTTGACCTGCTTGCGAAGACTGATCTGATTGAAACGAATGGCATCGGCCATGCTACGAAGTTCAACGTCGGTCCACGTGCCAAACATGATAGCAGAGTTAATCTGTTGAATTGATGAGAGTTTTTCCATCTTGGGCTCCTTTTAGTTTCTATACAAGTATTATAACAAATTGGGAATTTCTGGTCAATCGACGTAGGCTTCTACGCATTTTTCTAGTGCGGACAATTTATTCATGATGTCCTTGTAGCACTGACCACATTCGGCAAGTTGATCACCACTACAGGTTGCTTCGTCTATCATGGTTTCAACTTCACTAAGTTTAGCAAGAATTGCATCACGCATTTCAGACTCCTTTTTACTGAACATGTGTATAGTATAGCAAAACGGCAATTATTGGTCAACCAAAAAAATACCCTACTAAACAGTAGGGTTTTTGTAGTACTAAAGTATTACTTTTTAGTTTACCGGAGTCACAGCCGGAATTGGGGTAATTGGCGGGGCAATGCTTGGGGTTGTGTTTAGTCCCAATTGTGTGGCATCAAGTCTAGCAGTATTTTGCCCTTCACGCATACACCCAACGATGGCCTGTCCCGACAAGGTTGATGTGTCGGCAAGTTCATTTAAAAATTGTGCCGGGCCACATGATTCGGTTTGTCTGCCATATTGAGACAAGTTTTTCACAAACGAAAATATGCTGGTTTGAAGATTGGCCTGGAGTTCAAAGTAGTTGACGCCGGCTGAGGTTTGATAAGTTTTTTCTTGGCTCAGCGTAATGGCAATTGCATCAAAGGCTGTGTTTAGAGTTGTGGTCAATGCTGGTTGGGCTGCCACTATGTTTGCAATGTCAGTATTGGCATTACCAATAAGAACCAACATTGCCGGATCATTTGGTGCTGATAACATGTCAACATAAATTGTTTTTAGTGTATTAAGAGTGCCTGATCCATTCAAGGTATTGATTGCTGTGGTAGCAGTATTGAGCTGGGCGGCCACATTGCTGTGATCGATAGCCAAGCCTATTACGTCACAGGTTGTGATTGTACCATTGGGACCTGTACCAGTGGCCACACTGGTTGAATAGTAGGTGGATACGCTGGAAGCCAATGGGGTAGTTTGTGCCTGTATAGCCGGTAATCCGGACATGGTATTCAGTCCACCTAGTGTGGTCGGCAACCAATAATCAGTGTCATTGATGTTGATGCCAACAGGCACATTTTGTTGTGCTCGATAAAATGTAGGAATTGGAGATCCATTAGATACCACAGCATTGGCCAAATATGTGCGATTGATATTCCAAGCATTGGTAGTGGTGCCCAACACAGCCTCAGCCAGTCTGGGCAATGTACTGTTTGGCAATCCTGTAATTTGTTGTAGACTGGTTTGTACCGCTTTGTTGGCTATGGCCTGGCCTGGAGGAATTACTTTTCCTAAATCTTCACAACCCGATGCAGTGGGCAAGTAGTTGTTGACCGTGGTTGCAATACTCATATTAACACTACCGTTGCTGAGGTACACAGGAATAGGACCTGCTGGACTGGGGGTGTTCATGGTACGCCAACTGTTGGGAAATATCTTTTGTTGATCCAACAGATCAGCCATGGTCCGAATGTTAGGAGTTGTGATATCCAGGATATCTAATACTGTTTGTAACTCTGCCCCCGTGACCCTGGTCATTCCTGTGTATGCCAGCCGTTGATACTGATTGAACTCATTTTCTGTTACTGTAGGGCCTTGATTGATCAATGTTTTGATATTGATTTTTGTTAGTCCAGCGGCCAGCAATTGAGTTTCGACACTCAGCAATGTGCCGCCTTGTAAGTTGGCCACCCGTGCTATTTGCAACAACAACCCAGCAGGAGTGCCATATAGATTGATATCGGAGAAACTGGTCAGTTGTCCTTGATTGGCCAAGTCCACACCAAAGCCTGTAAAATTGCTGTTGATGTTGCTTATGTTATTGGTTACCAGGGCATCCATGTTGCTAAATGTGGGACCAAGATAAGTCTGTGCATTGACACTACTGTTGATCAATTGATTGGTAGTGCTAAGGTATCCTTGTATGGCCGTAAACCCTTGTGCAAATTTGCTATAGTTACCATCGCCTAGATATGCTTCGCCTGTTTGATAAATCAAGCCCGAGAATCCATACGGTCCGATGGTGGATCCATCAGTCAATAGTGCATAACTTAAATTTGAAAATTGCCCTACTGGATAAACAGGAATACTATTTCCCAACGCTGGACATGTTGAATTCCCTATGTTTAATAGTTGTGACAATGTATCTGGGTCAAAATATGGTTTGTTTATGTAGGCCGCAATAGCATACAACAAATCCGAAATCACTGCGGTTCCATTAAATGCTGTCAGTGCTGTGGTCAATGTTGTGGGCAACGGATTCAAGCCTTGATTGGCCAACATTCCTGAGATTGCTGTCAACTGTAAGGGAGTGTATAAACCTTGTGCCATTATCCCGCCCTTACATCAACAGAGCCGCCTGTGCGAGTGTGTCCACAAGTGTCAGCACAGCCTGTTGTCACAATAGGAATTCCGCCTGCTTTAACTGTGCCATTACCACCAGCAGTAACAGGACCTGCGTGTGGGCCTCTTCCGTGACCTGACACACTGATACCATCTACAACAACAGGTATGTTGTTTACACGTACAGAAACAACACCGCTTAGGGCCACACCGCCTCCCGAGTCGGTATCACCTTGTCTCTGTACTGATGGCATATTATCCTAGAATTAGTTTTTTCTCTGGCACCTTGATACCAGTAATTGCTTCGATGTATTTCATCTTGACCGAATCATCAGTCAAGGCATAAATTGACACACATTGGGTATTTAGTTTGACTTGTTCCTTGGGGTCAGACGTAAACATCGAAGGCACTAGGCCCATACCTTGCGGTCCAGGTGCCACACTCACAGGATTTTCAACCACAAGCCATTCACCATCATTTACTGTGACTTTGGCAATGAGTTCTTCTCCAGAGTTTAATTTAAAGGTATAAACATTACCTGGTGTTGCTATAAAATTCATTCAGTTAATCGCTTTCTTAGTTCGTTAAATCCGCCCACGAGTTCTTCATCCAAAAAGATCTGTGGTACTGTTCTTGCACCTGGTACAGCGGCTAGCAAATCTTCTTTGTCCCAGCCGTTGTTGATGTTGCGTTCTTCGTACTCGATTCCTCGAGATTCCAACAATGCCTTTGCTTGTACGCAATAGGGGCACTGATCTTTTGACCATACAATGGCTTTCATAGTGTTCTCCTTATAGTTCTGGTAATTCGTCGTAATCTAGTTGGTCGGACATGACCCCAATTACGTAATTTGTACTCTCAGTTTCCTGCAATGCGGACTGTTTTTTGCTGGTGTCCACGTGTTTAGTAAACCAAGGAATAGGTGTAGAGCGTGGTGCTGGTTCAGTGTACTTGATGCCAATTTCTTTGAGTGCCGCATTGGCAGTGTAGTCCACAAAGTCTTTGAGAATGTTGGCATTGAGACCAATCACTGGACCTTTCTGAAACAAATAATCGGCCCAGGCTTTTTCCTCGCGTATCACATCCAGGTACATTTGATATACTTCTGCTTCACATTCCACCTTGACTGAGGCAAAGCGAGCATCTTCTTTGACCACTTGATTGATCAACCAACCGGTCCATTCTTTGTGTAGCAGTTCATCTTGTAGGATCAACTGAATAATGTTGCCGTTGCCGATAAAAATCTTGTTCTCTACCATGGCTAGGCTGGTGGCAAATGAAACCATAAAGCGGAATGCTTCCAGTGCGTAACTGGCGTTGAGTGCCAACCAAATGGCTCGGATATGCTCGTGTTCAGGAAAATCTTCCAGCAGTTCTTTGCGGCAGTTGATCATGTGTAATCGATCATAGTAGTTACCCACACTGGATGCCATGTCCACAATCTCTTGTGTGTCGTGAATGGTGTTGAACACATCTTTGGGCACGTTGTAGATGTTGCGAATGATGTGACTATAACTTCTTGAGTGAATGTTGGTTTCAAAGAATGTCCAGTTGTACACAAGACTTTCCAATTCTGGAATCGATACCACGGGTGTGAAGATTTGGCTAGGGCCACGTCCTTGCAAACTGTCTAGGGCTGTTTGACGCAACAGGTTTGATGTAAAGATGTGTTTGACTGTGTCACTTGCATCTTTGAAGTCTTGTGCGTCTTTGGTCAAAGAGATTTCTTCTGGCACCCAAAAGAAACCACGTGCTTCTTGTTCATACTTGACCAGTTTGTTGTATTTGACCTCTTCAAACCTCTGAACGGTCACAGGGCCTGCAGGATCAAGAAACATCTTGCGGCTCAGGTAGTCTGTTTTTGTTTTTAAATTGTATTGTTGTTGACTCATTTTAATTGTTCCAATAATTGTTATATAATGATACCATGTTGTTGACATGCTTGAATCAACGGTTGATCAATGATATCCGCAATTGCCCTGTGTCCCGTTTTATTAGGATGATGGGTGTAGGGATTTAATATTCCTTTTTCTACCAGAAATTCAATTCTATTAGAATCTTTTTTCCAAAACGAATGATGATATTTTTTATCTGGATCAGCCATACCATTCAGGCATGCCAGGTTTGATAACAGATCTCTAGGATCTCCAAGATCTATTAGATTGTCTATCTTTTGGCCATAATTATGATGATTAAAAGTATCAAACCAAAGATTAACAATGTTATTTGATTTATAAAAAATATTCATAAACTGCATTTCAACTGCTAGTCTTTGTACTTCGTTGTTGTGATCATAAAAATTATCTATTACTAGTTTTACAAGATCGGCTTTTTGTTTATCGTTAAACCTAAAGTCCTCTAGGCAACCTTGGCGTACACTATAGAGTTCGTTTCTGCTGGTACCAGTAATTCCGTGTAACACTATAACATTTTCGTAATTGTCACGAAGCCTGCGTCCTTGATCTGATACAAAGAACTCCTTGCATAATCTAAATTGCTTTTGATTACTTGATCCAGGAGAAGAAAAATTTATGTTAGTAAATCCATATTTTTCTGCCAACAACCCACGGAAACTCAGTTTACTACAGGGCTCATCTTCCCACGCAATTTCATGATAATTAGAACTTGACATTTGTGATTCATACCCTACTCCAACCCCGTAGGTCCAACTACATCCAAATGTAATCAGCACGGTTTTTGTCATAGTTTACATGCTTCGCAATCTTCCTCGAGATCAAAATCAATGATTTCAAGAGGGGCTGCCTCGTCCGTTTGTTTACTACCTTGTTTGTTGATCAAACTGTAGTAGAATGTTTTGATACCCCAATGGTGTGCTTGCATCAAGTTCCGGGCAATTAATGTCGTAGGAACCTTCCGGTCTGCAAAGTGTGCCGGATTGTAGAATGTGTTGGTAGAAATTGACTGATCAACGTAGGCCGCTAACACAGCCGCTGTCTTTAAATAACCGTCACAGTCCTTTTGTGCCCACATCATTTGATATCGATTTTTCAACTTGTGGTACTCGGGCACAACCTGTGTAAGGCTTCCTGCCTTGGATTCTTTGACTGATATCAGGCTCATGGGCATTTCAATGCCATTGGTTGAGTTGATTACTACACTACTAGACTCAACTGGTGCAATAGCCATTAATGTGGCATTGCGTACTCCGTAACTACGCATCTCAGCACGTAGACCTTCCCAGTTCAGTTCAGGTGAGAAGTCTGTGAGTTCATTTACTCCCTTGGCACGTCGTTCCCAAGGAAACACGCCTTTACCGTACCAGGTACGGTCCGAATCTTTGCAACGACCACGTTCCTTGGCCAGTTCCACTGTGGCTTCTGTCAGGTAGTAGGCCTGGTGTTCCATCCAGGTCTTGACTTCATGCAAGGCGTCTTTTTCTCCGTACTGCATGCCTCGCTTGGCATGCCAGTAAGCAAGGTTAGTAAT